TTTTGGGTTGCTCCTGTTAAATTAACCCAACCTCCCGACAATTTTGGGTCTTGGAAGGTTATTACTTCTCCCACACCTAATTGTTGGATCATACCAGCTTTTGCAATAACAACTAATACCTGATCTTCAAAAGGGTCACTTGGTGTTCCAACTAAAGATGGATTTACCTTGGTTTTAACTTTATTAACACCTGAGTTTGCACCTCCTGAAGGAGAGTTTTTAAAATATTTATCTCTAGTATTAAACTCATTTAATTTTTGTGGGTATGTTTCTTTAGTGGGATACGCAAACCATCTTTCATCACTACCGACACTTTTTTCGGCACCAAATAGAAATGGTTGTGGGGCATGTAATTTATAAAGATTTGTGGAATCTATTAGATCATAACCTGAAAATATTCTTTGATAATCCAATAATGCTTGTGTTAACACATCTCCTGTTATTTCCTCCTCAAAAACTCTATTAATAAGTGACTTATACTGAAGGGTACCTCCACAATAAAATTTACCTTTATTATTTTCATCAGTATTATCGTCAGGACTAGCTTGTGGGTAGTTAGGGTGTTCAGCTAAAGAATATGTACCAGGTGAACTTAATGGAGCTAAGAACGTATTATCTGTTGTTGTTGTTGCGGGATTACCGGCTTCTGACTGCTGGTTATTATATTCATTATTTACTTGTTGGGTTACGGAACTAATATCAAAATCATCATCAATTTCCGCACTTCCACAGTCGCATGAACAGGCGTTACATTCAGGATAAGATAACATAGGTAATCCAATTCTAGGAAAACCTTTTAATCTTACTATGAATACAATTACAAAAGCAAAGAAAACCAAATATAATGCTAATTTAAATACCGCCTGTAATATTTGCCAAGCGGTTCTAAGTATTACCCCAATATTAAATACGGGACCTCCTGGAATTGCCGTTGCCGCACTTTCAAGTGCTGATTGTACCGCATCTATGGTTTCCCTAACTTGTATGTATAAAAAATACAAACATAATATAACTAAAACCCATTTTAAAACAGGCCAAGCCCAAGCTACAAAGTGAGCCACAAATAATAACACTAATATTGGGAATGTTAATATGTTTAATAGTAACATCGCCAAGAAATATATAAAATCAAATTTTTGTACCGCATCATTAACAGGGAATGGATTATTTTTAGAAATACACTCTCTATCATCAATCTCTTTAATCCCTAAATGTCTTGCTCTAGATATACCGTTCTTATAACGGTCTAAAAACATTGCGGTAGTATAAACCTTATTATAATTAAGTTCAAAAAATCTATCCTCACAATTGATTGCCTCTTGAATCATTGTGGAATCCCCATAATCGTCCCAATCTAAACTAAATGCGTATGACCTAAAAGAATCGTACGCAGCCTGATCGTAGAATGTGAATTCAAAGTCTTGTGTTTGAGTTGTGTCTACCGCATTTGAGTTTATTCCTATGTTGGCTCCAGGGGTGTTAATTGGTATACTAGTTAAACTTCCTGTATATGGTACACCGTTTATTGTTATAGTAACGTCCTGAGAGTTAACATAAGATTGTAAAATTAATCCACCTGTTTGTGCAGGTAATACTATTGCCGGGTTTAAACTTGTTGTGGTACCAGGAACTGAAACCGAATAATTTAAAGGAACACCTAATGTTGGATCCGCGTTTGGTGTTGTTGATGCCCAACCATACTCTTTAATATTTGGAACTAAGAAATTTGCTCTCAGTATTTCGTTTTGGATTCCTCCGTCATTTTGCCAACTAACTTTAAATCTGTATTTACCTTTTGTTGGAATCCCTACTGTGGGGTCCAAAGAAATAATTTGATTACCAAACTCATCAGTAACAATATAATCTAAGTTCATAGGGACTTTTAATAAGTAAGTTCCGTCACCGTCAATTATTTTACCCCCTTGTTCTATTTCATATTCTTCAAGTGCTGGATACCCATTTCCATCAACATTTATTGTTTGTCTTATTGCCGATACTCTACCTTGTCCCGCCTTTAATGAACAGAATGTACCTGCCGCCAATGGAACTCTACAATTTGTTTTTAACGCTTGTTCGTCTTGGGTGGTTGCAATTGACCCCATAAATGCCGCAGTTGGTTTTATGGTTAAATTTATCTCTTCAGACAAGTCAAAATCTTGTCTTGTAATTCCAATGAAACAAATATCAGGTTCTCCCCATAATGGTTCAACATTAACTTGTTTAACTAATGTTATAATTTGTGGTAACTCACTTAAATTGTTTGATGATTTAAACTTAGAACCGTTAAATTGACTTTCAACCGCAAATCCACTATCTATTAAATCTTGTGGTGTTAACGAAAAACATCCTATGTTTGAAAGGTCAAGGTTCATGACAAGGGTTTGTTGTCCTGTAGGTACCCCAAAAATCATAAAGTCACCACTATCGTTTGTTGTTACTGTGTACTTATAATATTTGTCATAAACTTCTATTACCGATCTTTCAAGAATTGCTTCGTCTCTATCAAAGAAACTACCCGTTGGTACGTGACCTAAATACTCAGGAGATTTAGGTAATAAATTATATTTATACCCATCTTCATTTTTATTATTTAATGTTTTGTAAGGATATAATTCACTTATAATTGGGTTTAACTCATCCTCATTTGTTAACGGTATAAAAACAGATAATTTTGCGTTTGCAAGTCCAAATCCTCCATTAACTGAAACTCTACCTGCAATAACACCATAATCGGCACATCTTCTTTCGTATATTTCTGCTTGTGTTAATTTAAGTGATAGTATTTCTATAAAGTCAAAATCTTGATCAAACTTTAAATTTACAGATTTATCTACACCTATATTAGTTCGTATTCTATATGAATGTGGCATTAATTTCTTTTCTTGATAAATAGTTTATTTCCTATTTTAAAAGGATAACCCTTTTATAAAAAAAGGAAATTATCAAGAATATGTTACTGAAGATAAATTAACAACACTTACTCTAATATCTTTGTTTCCAAATCTAACTTGGTATATTTGCGTTGGGTCAGCAAAAATAGTGTCGGATATCAACTGAATTTCTTTTGTTGATTGATTAGAATATGGTTGTGATGTTTGTGATGAAGAATACTGTCCCCCAACTTTGTTAAAGACCTGTATATCCGATATTGACAATACTCCGTTTTCCGCTTGTATTAGTCTTCTTAATTCAGAAATATTAACATTTTGACCTAATTGTCTTGACGTTGGTGACATATATGTAGATACAATATCTATGATTTTTGCAATTATAGATCCCTGACTTTGTGAAGAATCTAAAACCACCGCAATGTCAAACCCTAAGTCAATAACATTAGCACTTTCTACAGATATGTAATCATTTATCATTCTATAGTTTGATAAATAATTTGCAATATTAGTTTTTAATGCGTTTGGAACTACTGATGTAAGTGTCCCACTTGAGTCATAAGAAAGTAATTTTATTTTTATTTTGTTATTTTCCTCTACTATCGACACTTTAGATGGTGCCCCAAATTGTGAAGGCATATTTCTTAATAATGAATCATAGTCATTAACCGTTACCGCTCTATTTTGTGATGAGAAGTTGAAAGAAACAAAATTTCTAATTTCCTCTAATGTTGGTGCTGCCGCTCCACCAACCGCAGCGATCGGGTTTGTACAACTTAATGAGTTTGACGTACTTGTATTAAGACTCTCAGAAGGACCGTTAACAAAGAAATTACTTTTCTGTACTTGAGTAATAACCCCAACACCGACATTACTTGATATTCCCCCACCAATTCTATACTGAATAAACAATGTTGAGTTTGATTTAAGTGTACTTCCTAAACCTAAATTATTAACGTATTTGTTTATGTTAATTGATTGTCCATTCCTTGCAAATTCCCTTAATTGTTCTTCCGCAGAATTATTACCACCACCAAAAGTTAATTTCATAAAACCTTGTGGGGTATATTCTGTAATAAATTTATCACTTGTTGTAATGTATCTACCGATTTTAATACCAGGAGCATCCGAAGGTTTTGTTGGGTCTTCAACAAAAACTCTGTCTTCAACTAAGGCCCTTACTTCATAAAATCTGTTATTAGGAGATAAAAAATCTTGATCTGAAGGTACGTTACTATATTGTGATCCGTCTTTTACAATGACACTAGTTACTCCCAACACATTTCTTTCAGGTAAAAATAACTCAAAAAATGGTTTAACATCGTTAGGTGTTATAACTCTTTTAAAAACTTTAGTTAAACCATTAAGAACTACTTCTCTTTTGGTTACTGTGTAATTTTGTATTGTACCATTTGAATCTATATTTGGTCTTACTATTCTTGAATTTGGTTGTCCTTCTCCATTATATTGAGATGAAAAATCTATATCATACACAGTTTCATATGATTGACCTGCACCATTAACTTGAGTACCTCTTCTTAATATACCACAATATCTTATATCTTCCTTATCTCCAAACGCAGGTACAACAATAGAAAAATCAACTAATGATATTGATGGTCTTTGTCCCGGTATTTTTAAACCGTATGTTCTTGCAATGTTAAATAATGAAGTCTTTTGTTGTGCGTATTGTAATACAGTCTCTTGTATACTTCTATCAATTTGAAAATTAAGGTTGTCGGCAACTGCGGCATTTAAATCCATTAAAACGGAAAATACCGAAGCATCATTAAAATTTTGTATTAATTCAGGATAATAAGTTTTTACGTAATTAACTAATTCTGTTCTAACTCCTTGAAAATCCCTTGTTGTATATGATATTTTTTTATCTGCCATACTATTAAATATTTAAAATAATGAAATCACTACTGTTAAATGCGTCGGAAGTTATTTTATAATCAATCCTAACTCTTGCAGTATGTTCTTTTTGTGAAATGTTTGGTACGGTAAACTCTCTTTGATCCTCACCGTTTATAAAAGTACCTTTGTCTTCATACTCTGTTGAGGCGTCTGTAATTAAAACATTAGTAATTAAAACCCCAGGCATAAATTCCTCAACGGAATCTCTAATTTCAGCCTCTATTTCGGCAAATGTTGGTCCGTCTAATGGTTCAAAAATATATTCATATAATCTTGATCCAAAATCAGGTAAATAATATCTACTTCCTTTTCTTGTTAATAATAAATGTATAAGATTAGTTCTAACTTCTTCAGAAGCGTAATCTGTTAAATCTAAATATTTACCGTTAAAGGAATCCCTAAAAGGGAAAGTAATCCCGTAAGTTATACCATTTGCCATATCTAATAAATATAGTATTCGGATATTTTATATAAATAAAAAAATCACTGATTTCTCAGTGATTCTTTAATCTTGTGTTTCCTCTTTCAGACATAGGTTCATAGGGACAATGTAAACATCCGTTTCCACAACATCTACCCCTTTTCATATGAAAAGATTCTGTCATTACTATATTACCGTTTTTATCCTTATAAAAGTCAGGTTCAGGAGATTTTTTTGTTATCTCCCGAACATATAACTGTTGTATCCAATCTTTAGATGCGCTTACTGTCATTTTAATTTTATTATACTATTTCACAAGCCCCACCAGCACAGGCGGCTTCCCCTCTAAGGTCGGTATTATCTTGTAACTCAATAACTTTTGTAAGATCCACATCTTTTAATGTGTTTAATAATCTATCAAAATCTTCTTTTGTACAATCTTCAAAAGGTGCTTGGGTATAAGTTCCTCCGTTATAAGGTAATACAGATAGTCCATTATAAAACTTACGGTTATCCCACATCCATTCACCAACTAATTCCCATTCGTCTTCTTTAATTGAAACTGTTGCCGATACGTTATGAGTATTTTGTCCTGTTCTATGACCTGGTTTAATCCATTCTTGTGCAACTTTTTTAACTCTTTCCAACATTTGGAATACTGATTCGTGTCTTATGATAGCACCTTCAGGGGCTTTTTGTGGTATACCAATTACTGCAGTATCGTGAGGACGGAAAAACTCATCTTCAATCAACTCAGGGTGATTAATCGCCAAGTAATTATAGATTGATTCATTTTTACCTACACGGATTCTTCTTAGGTAATAATCGTTATGCCAAGCGTGGATTCCTGACGATGTGCCCAATACCAATGATGAGGTTCCGGATGGTTTAACTGTCGTTGATCTTGCAGATTTGTTAATTCCAATAAGACCTGCAACCCTTTCATTTTCTTCTTTAACGGCTTGAGCCGCCGCTTTCATATCATATCCTAAAACAACACCCGAACCGATTCCTGTCATTCCAACACCAATAAGTGCGTCTTTTTCAGTTGTTCTTTTCCAAACGTCTCTTAGGTAATGGAAGTCAGTATAACCTGCTTGTAATGTTCCAATGAATGCGGCCCCTTTAACTCTTTGTTCAAAATCTTCTTGTGATTCAATATCAGACGCATTTACTTCACATAAGTTACAGAATTGGTTAGGACGAAGTGCAATCTCACAACAAGGATTAGTTCCCCAATCTTTATCGTTTGACAAATAGATACCAGGTTCTCCTGCTCCTGATAACTCAATACGTTTCCAAAGACCCATAAAGAATTCTTTTGTAATTTTGTGACGAAGAAGTACTGCCGAGTTATTTGCTCTACCTCTTTGTGCATTTTGTTCCCACCAATTACCTGACTTACAAGAAATCATTTCTTCATCATCAGCCGAGAATAATGAGATAAGTGCCGCTCTTCTAATACCACCTGCAAGTACTGCGTCTGCAATATGACATATAATATCGTGAGTTTCAATTGATGTTAATTTTTCACCATCTTTTTTGTTATTTAAAACTTTTGTTATGTGGTGGATACAATCTTTTAACGGTTGAGGTCCTGGAGCTTTTCCTCCAGAAGTAACCAATAAGGCTCCTTTATGTCGGATATCCGAAAAATCAAACACAGGGGTTGACGCTTTTGTGCCCATATATGACTCAATAAGTACTTTAATTGCGTCTGCCCATCCTTCAATTGAATCTCCAATTAAGTACCTTCTTGTTCTTGTTGGATTTGGTTTTTTAATTTCTGGTAGTTTATCTACGTGGTGTCTTTGTACCGAGAACCCTACTCCTGTACCTCCTAAAAGTAAGAACATTGTCTCCGAAAATGCGTCCGTATGGTCAATAGGTAAATAAGCACAGTTATAAACTCTATTTGGTGAAATCTCAATTGGTTTACCTCCAAATTGTAATGATCTCATTGATGGAAGAATTTTTTTATCATATACCATTTTGTATACGTTTTCAATTTCTTCTTTAATTTGTGGGTATTTTTTTTGGTGCATTTCTTTGTTTCTTGTTACCAATTCTTCCCACGATTCCCTTCTATTTAATTCAGGTACAAATTTAGCGTATTTCATATACACCGTAATATCACTCAATATTTTTTGTGAAATATCCATATTATTTAAATTTAATTATTTTATTTTTATTCAGTTTTTTGATTCTCTCGTTCTTTTCTTTTTTCTAACAATTCTTTAACCCTTTGTCTTTGTCTTTCTTCTTTTTGTTCTTCAAGACCTAAGAATGTGGTTGTAGATTCGGTATCAATGTCAATCATAGCGTTATCAAATTTGCAATTTTCAAAAACCACACCGTCATCTCCGACACGAGACTTGGTAATTGCAATTGTGGCTAATTTCATTTCTTTTTGTTGTAACGTTTTTGCTACTGTAATAATAACGTGACCTACTTGAGCCTTTTTGATTGATCCTCCCATTTGATCGGTTGTAACAACTTGAGAAGATATAGATGCTCTATTACCTTGTGTTGCGGTCCAACCAACAAGATTTAATTCATGACACATAGACTCAAATCCTCTCATAACCGAACCTTCACTTTTCCATTCGTCACCCAAATTTTTATCAGGAACGATACAGTCAATATAATCCAAAACAATCATGTCTATCTTAATTCCGTCCGCAATCATTTTTCTGATTTCGTTCTTTATTTGAGTCATTGTTTTAGTATCTGAAGGTAGTTTTTTCAAATCTAATGTGTTTGGCATTTTTTCTTTGATTTCTTTTACCTTATTCATCACCTCTTCTTTTTTTTCTGATAATTCATCAGGGTGAATCTTTGTCCAAAGGGTAAAATGTTTCCTTTGTATCACTTTTGGGTTGTCTTCAAAAAATATTTGAAGAACGTTAAATCCTAAGTTAAATGCGTGATTTGAAATCTTTGTGAGGATGGTAGACTTACCTACTCCTGTTGGCGCCAATATAACACCGATCTCACCTTTTGCTAATCCTCCTTTTAACAACCTATCAATTCCTGGAATTCCCATTGGGATAGGGTGTCTGTAATCCTCGTCCAAGACTTGGTCTAAATTTGAGAAGACATCCATTGTTGTAGTGTCTTTTGACCCAACAAGTAGGGCTTCTCTAACCAGTTCTTCTAGTGTGTCATAGTTTTCAAACTCACCACCGTCTATGATTTTTTGTGCCTTTTTCATTACTTTCTGTAACTCTTGTTGTTTACAGAATTTAAGTGCCTTTTCTTGTACGAAATCTACACCATCGATAGGTGCGTCCTTGATTTTTTTAATTGTGTCAAGAACTACTTTAACTGCGGTTTCTTGTTGTAATTCGGATTTTGCGACTTGTTCTAAGGTATCAAACGATGGTGTATGCTCGTATTTTGTATAATACTCTTTTACCATCTGAATGATAATCTTAAAGTACTTATTCTCAAAATAATTATTTTCAATAACGTCAATAATTGAGTGAGAAAATTCTTTGTCTAAAATGATTTGATTAAGTAATTGTATCTGAAAATTGTTACCGAGATATTCAAAATTTTTATTAGTCGCCATAGTTTTTCTTTCTGTTAGTAATGATAAATACTCTTACTTTTGAATAAATTGTGGATAGAAATAATTAAATTTTTTACCTGAAAAAATGTCAGTTAGGTCTGTAAGTACCTGTTTTAACTTTGGCCGTAGATCTACGGTATATCTTACCTTTGGTGGGTACACTTTAGCGTCAAATGATCTCTGACAAATTATCATGTTATCAACTTTAACATAAAGGTTAAAGTTTTCAAGTCCTTCTGTAATTGAAGTGTTCAATACATCTGGATTTTCAGTAATCTCATATCTGTTTTCCAACATATAAACTACCGATCTCATTTTTAAATCATACTTAAGGTCATTACAAAATGTCCTTATATAATCATAAAACTCTTCCGATTTGTGGGCGTGTTTATTAAACCCTTTTACATTAAAAAATCTTTGTACTACGATGTTGTCATTACACATCAACAAAAATTCTAACTTAGTTACGTCTTGTTCTTTCATTTTTACTTTTTTGTTCTGTTTCTAAAATTTGTTTTTTCTTTTCTTGATAGTTTTAAAAATGGCTTTAAAAAATTAACCCAAGCATCATCACCCTTTGGTAAATATTTAAAGAATCCGTCATCCATCATCATTCTAATTAAGTTCCTGTGACCCCTTCCATCAGGATCCAATGACTCTGAGTAATACGACTGAACTAATTCTTTTCCTTCTTCGGAAATTAAAGGTTTTGATAAATCAATTAATTTTTCGTTTATTACAAAAAACTCATCTCCAAATATCCCTTCCTTTGTTTTTCCACTTAAAAGATTTTTTAAAACCATATTATCTTTTTGTTCTTTAAGTAACTCTTCACCCTTTGTTAAAATATCGGTAAAACTAATTTCCTTTTCAAGTATTTCAGGAAATAATTTTATAAAAGTTTTTTCACCAAGATAAAAGATACCATCAATATTATCCGAACTATCACCGGTTAATATCTTATAAGTTTTAACATTATAATGTGGGATCTCTGTTTGATCAATTTTGATTGTATCCCCATTTTTAAAGTACTTCTTTGCTTGTGGCGAATAGATACTTACCTTTTCAGAAATAAGTTGTGTGAGGTCTCTATCTGACGAAAAAATTGTTTTATCCTCGTCTTCAGAAATCTGACAATAATAAGCAATTAGATCATCGGCTTCCGAATTCTCAACATCTAATTGTCTTACAAACATTTCTTCAAGATATTGTTTAACCCTTTGTTTTTGGTTTGAGAAGGACTCTTCTCTAAATTCTTCGGGTTTAACGGATTTACGGTTTAATTTATATTTTGGGTATAACAATCTTCTTTGTGAAGAACTTGTTTCTCCGTCCCAAAATACAACCACTTTATTGTAGTTATTTTCTTCAAGGAAACGTCTTACGGTATTTAGAAAGTGCCAAATACCGCCAACGTGTTCTCCTTTATTAAAGAAATCTTTTACTCCGTGAAATCCAATTTTTAATAGGTTGTTTCCGTCAACCAATAACGTTTTTGTCATTTCTGTTAATTACAGGGTTCTTACTATGATTCTTCTTTTTCTGTTTTCAAATCAAAATCACCATCAACTCCGATAATTTCTTTCCAATACTCAGCGTATTCTTTTTTGTATTGTTCAATTGAAGCCTTCTCTTCAGAAGCCTCTTTTCCAGGTAAAAATCCATGTGGTGTTATAATTATTTTCCCGTCTTCAAACCCAAGTCCGTTGATGTGGTTTTTCATAACAGATACCTTTGTTCTCGATGCAAATTTAATTGTTCGTTTGTCTTTGGTTGCCGTGATTTTAGTTGTCCCAGCCCCTTTCTGATTTCCAAATAAGAATACCAACGATGAGTTTAACCAAATTGCTTCACCACCTTTTGCTTTAATTTTTGGTTGTCCAAAAGGATTATCAGGTAATTCAACCCAAGGTTGGTTTACAATGATTAATGTATTTTCGAATTTAGAATCAGATTTACGTGATCCTGAAATACGTTGGTTAATCCCCATACCAATTTTGTCGGCTAAAGTAGACGCATTATGTTGTTTACCTCCTTTACCTTCAAAAGTCATTTTACAAGGAACAGAACCAACTGAATCCCACATAAAACATAAACTATAATCTAATTCTCCTTTTTCTTGTGCATCTAATAAAGAATTTATGTAATCGGTAATTTGTTCTATATAACTAAAGTTATTATTGAATATGTAAAACCCGTCCCAATCTAATTCTCCTGTCTCTTCATCAACAACTTCTTCACATTCAAATCCCATAAGTTTTGCGTGTTCAAAACTCCATTTTTGTTCTGTAATAATAAACACAGGAAGAATACCTTTCTTTTGTGCATCTACTGCGGTTTTAACTAAGGCAGTTGTCTTACCAGTATCAGAATGTCCCAAGAACATATTAATATGTCCCATCGCCGGACCTGGTAATCCAACTGCGTCTAAAAATGACTCTCCAAGATCAAAAAATCTTTGTGGTTTATATTTTGCAGACGTGGAAAATTTCTTCTTTAATAAACCGAAATCTGTTTTTTTAATTGCCATCTTTGTTTTGTTCTTTTAATACGTTTAACATTTCCTCAGTTATTTCAAACTTTTCTTCCCTTTTAATGTTGTACTTGTAAATAATTTCCAACATTTCAAGTTTACCTTTAGCATTTGACATTTTTTCTATCACTTTATCTATTTCTTCTAAATGTTGTGGGTGTTCTCCAATAGCAACGGGATTGTTGAAATAGATTAAAATAGTCGCTTCGGCTTCCGCCATTTCAGACCTATACTTTAAGCATAGTGCCTCATACATTTTTTCAATTATTTTATTCATATATTTTTGATTTTAAAAAGTAAGAACTTGGACACCTTGTCTAAGTAGATGTCCAAGTTCAATAAATTAGAATGGTAATTCTTCATCCACTTGGTCGTTAGACTGTGGATCCTTTACATCATTAATTGATTTTTTACCTCCACCCATTGTAACATTTGATACTTCGTTATTTGAGTAAGCGTATTTTCCCGCATCAGAATCCCATCTTGGTGTTTCTCCTCTTGCGATTGACTCAAGGTATTCGATAGGTTTTTTAGAATAAACATCCTCCCAAGTAAGTTTGTCAGAAACCCACTCATTCATAGTGTTTTCATCTTCATGAACAGATGTAGGATCATCATACATAACCGTTTGAATTACGGTATAGAATGCTCCTTTTGGAGTTTTTGCCTTTGTCAACTCAAGGATAAGGTCTCTTCCTTTTTCGGAATCAGCAACGTCTCCTTTTGCCTTATAGATAGGAATAATTTTATCAAAAATACCTTCTTGTTTGTAGTTGTGCTTAAATCTCCAAAATTTAACTCCATCTTCTTCTCTGTCTCGGTCAATAACTTTAACAATATAAAACTTACGAGGTTTGTATTGTTTTGCAAGTTCTTTATCAGAATCCTTACCTGTTGACATTAGTTCGTCATAAACTTCACTTAATGGTGAACGCTCATTGTCATTCTTGGCAGGATCATAAAACTTTTGCCATTTTCCGTCGATAAAAATTTCATGGAACCATACTTCTTTAAATGGTGAAGAACCATCTGGTGTAGGTAAGATACGGACTCTTTTTTGTCCTTGTTTTTCGTTATCCTTAAGGATTGCCGCGAAATACTTTTTCATTCTTTCTTCTTGTGTAAATTTTGAGGTGGAAGAAGAACCACCTTGTTTTGAGGTCTCGTATTGAGCCAAAACTGCATCTAAAACATTGTTTGTCGCCATTGTGTATATATTTATTAAAGGTTTACGTAGAAAATATAGTTATAAAAAATAGGGTAGTCAATAAAGTATTTAAAAAAATTTGAGAGAGACACTGATGTCCCTCTCAAAAGTGTTACATCATATCATCTTCATCTTGACCGTACTGATTAAACGTGTCCTCGATTTGATTTGGTGAATATTGTTTTACTTCATCTGTAGTTAAAATATATTCATTTTTTCCTGATTGTTCCATTTCTTGTTGTTTATCAACAAAGAAATCAGATAGTTTTTGTTTGAATGGTCCTGAATCTAAACTTCTTAATTCTAATTTTTCTTGTGGAGTTTTAGGTCTGTACTTTTCAATTTTATCTTCAATAGATGTTAATCTATTTGTTAGTCCATCCATTTCTTTAAGTTTAGAGTCCATACCCTCTAATTGTTTAAACAAGTTTTGGAAATATTCTTCTTGTTTATCCTCAATATTTTTTTGTGCGGTAACTAAATCAGTAATATCTAATTCTTCTCCTTCTTCTTCTCCTTCTTTACCAACTTCTTCAACGTCAGGATCTGTCGCAACATCAATAGGTGCCGGTGCTCCTCCTGCGTCAGGTGCCGGTGCTCCTCCTGCGTCAGGTGCCGGTGCTCCTGCGTCAGGTGTGGGTAATCCTCCTGCGTCAGGTGCAGGTGCTCCACCTAAACCCGCCAAAGGATCTTCAGGTTCCGGTGCTCCACCTAAACCCGCCAAAGGATCTTCAGGTGCCCCTTGTTCTGTTATATAATTAGTGATAAAATTCACCCTTCTAATTTCTTCTAAAATTTTTCTGTCTATACTCATTTTATCCGTTTAATAATGTTTTTATACCAGTTTTAGTTTCTACCTGGATTTTTTTAAATTTATTCATAGTATTGTCTACTCTTTCTATAAGACCATCTTTCATTCTTACAACATAACATTCGTTTGTCTCTAAATCACAAACTTGTTTGGTTCCGTCACCCATATCTTTTTCAGAAATCTTGGTGTTTTTACCCAAATAATTGTCTAAAATTAATTTTGTATTCATAGTTATTATTTTATTATAAATATATCGTTAGGTGTAAATGTTTTAAATTATGCACCTAATCCTAATCCATTAGCCCTATTAATCGCACTTATTATTTTATTGTTTAATGATGTTTGATCAGATGGTTGTAATTGTAAGTACACATTATCATCAACAAGATTAGGCCATGTGGTAATATATAATTTACCAAACCCTTGGGCGATTGGTAATAATGCTGGATTTGTGGTTAATTGGGCGGTAGTTAAATTAGAAAGGAAAGTATCTCCATTAGGATTTTTAGCCAAACTTAAAAATTTATTAACTAAAACTGTAATTGGATTTGTTACCGAGCTAAACGCCGCGGTTGGTATTATTTGCCCATTACCACTACTTTGACAATAGTAACTATTTGTTACTCCTGATATATATAAATCATTATCACCTAAATGTGATTGATTTAAAGGTATATTTCCAAAATTATTTGAGTTCACTTTAAATGTGGTTCCATCATAATTAGCAATATATCCGATTATGAATATATAATATCTTAATGCAGTATTTTGGTTACCTAATGGTAATTTACTATTTACGGTTGTTTTAATTGTGTCAACAATACTTGCTTCAGAAATTACTGTTTGGGTTGATGCGGAGTAGTTAAATACATCAAACGGAGAAACTAAGAATTGACCACATTGATTTGAACTTGGGGTATTAGGTCCGTTAACAGTATTCATTTTACTATTTTGTTGTCCAATTATGTTTGTTGTTATATTTGCACTTGTTGTATTTTTAACTTTATTTAAAAGTGGTGTAACAAAATTCTTATATATTGTTTGTAGATATGAATCTTGAGCCGATATCTCATAAACGGGTTGTCTTGTTCCTGAAAAAGATGTTGTAAAACTTCCAGGTCCAATAGAGTGTGAAACACTTTGTATTTGGTATGGTCCTGAGAACATGGGGACATTTCTTAGGTTAAAATACATTTTTGGTTGTATTAAAGCATTACCTAACATTGAGACATCACAAGTATATACTCTATATTTGTAAAAATTATACATTGATTGACTTTGTGGAGTAACATTAATACCTCCCGCCTGATTTGCGGTATATTCTAACATTCTTATTTCTTCTGCGGTTTTTTGACCTGAATTCATATTAATGTCAAAACTTGTAAAGATACCTTGATTAAATCTACCAACATCCATATTAAAAGCAACTAATTTATTAGACTGACCCCAATCTTGTTTTTTACTTTGATTTTCCAATAATGGGTTTTCAGATTGTCTATTAATTTGGAATACGTCGTTTCTAAAGTCACTATTAGGGATATCTAAATTCTTACTTGATTCATTTGCAAAAGTACAAACCATTTTAGTTTTAGAATTTCTAAAATCAACATTTAAGAATGTACCAAAAATATCATTAGCAATTGACGTTGATCCTTGATTAGATGGGTTTGGTCTTACTGATATATCATTTACATCATAATAATTAACATATCCGGCGTAATCCAAAACGGTAAATCCACTCGCCTCTATTAGTTCTCTTAATATTTGCCAAAGTGGTCTATCAGGAGTTTTTAAAATAGATTCTTCAAGTTTATCTTTCCAAGCAACTACATCACAATAAACTTCACCTGCAATATTTCTTGATGCCCTATCTATAAATAAAAAGTCTTCAAAAAGAGAATTTTCTTTATAATCATTTCCCGCAATCCATTTATCGTTAAATGCCTTCATTTTTTCCCAAGTCTCAATTCTACCAATATTTCCAGTATAATTCGCCCTATTTGGTTGTGGGGTAATAACCTGTGAAGGTAAGTTTTTAAGGACTTCAGGCATTAATGTGTTTATAATATCATTCTTAAACAAATTACAACTTTCAAAATGACTATTTAATAATTCTCTAAATTTAAACTCATTAAACGTATTATCATTTAATTTTTGTGTTGCATATATTTTAATTAATGGGGCAAAATCTCTAATGTTATCAACAGAAAATGATATATCAAGATCAATAAAGAAATCGGTGATAAATGATCCTATATTTGTATATTCTAACTGAGGTATTGTTGAGAACCCAACATAGGTCTCTAAAGCTCTCCACTCATCAGGATAGGCATTCTGTGATTGGGCTAAAGTAGTCGTACCGTTTAATGACGGTAAAGAATATGGGGTATCTAAATTATAGGATTTAGGTACTATCTTGTCCACCAAAGGTAAACTAGTTAAACTATAAAATACTCTTTTATTGTAAAAAGAAGGATTACCATTATCAAACAATAGATCGTAATTTATAAATTTATTAAGTAAATCATAAACTAATTCTAATTGTTTATCTTTAATTGCGGTAATTGCGTTGTCACTTATATTTTCACTTATAAAAACCGATTCAGGTACTTTAAATAATTCAGTTGCTAATAATTGAAAGTTCCTATACTTTATTAAAACCGAATCTTCAGCTGATGGGGTTCCCTGTGGTGTTTTTATTATGTTGGTATAGTCATATTTTGATTTAGAAAAATTTAAAAAGTGTTCTTCGAATAAATCTAAAACTCTCTTTTCAAAAATAGAAAATATTTCGTCTATTTTTGTATATTTTGTAACGTCTCCGTCTATTAAAAAGTTTTGTTGTTTTGACTCATCAAGAATAATACTTTTTAGGTACTCATCTGGTGAATTAATTCCTAATCTATTATTATCAAAATACCCGTAATTTGGTAATGCCCAAAACATTCTAACAGATCCGTTAAAAACCGCAGGATTATTTTTTACCTCAACTTTTAATTTTTCTTGACCTTGTGGACCACTAAAACATTCATATTTTGTTTGATTAAAACTAGATCCAAATGATGGGGTAATAAAATAATTTGATCCTGAATCCTCCTTAATCATTGTTGATAACGTAGAAATCTTTAAAGCTCTATTAGGGTCCGCATCATCAAACCCAAAATCATAATTCATTAATGAGTTATCGGATAAATTTAAATACAATTTTTTACTGTCAATATTTTCTTGTATTTCTAAATCAGTATAGTTTTCAAATAGGGTTAACCCATTATAAAAAACATTCAAATCATTAATAAGTTTTGGGTAAAACCCTACATTCATTTGAGTTGCAGTTAAAAATCCTGATGTAATATCTCTTTGTAATGATACTTCGGTATTAGCACTTGTAACTGTGGTGTATCCAGATAAGTTATATATCTTTGATATGTTTTGAGTTATTGGGTCAAAATTTGTTGTGTAGTCAAAATTATCCCAAGGGGTTGTCATAAAATCAAATCCATTATCAATCCAACTTTTATATCTGTGCCATATTGATCCGTACTTTAAAACCCAAGCGTATGGTAATCTATGTACTGACCCAAATTTTTTAAAAGTAGCAAACATATAATCCAAATCAGTTGTTGCGGTACCGTCAAGTTTTTTATATTTTTCCCTTAAAGTTGTTAGTGGTAATGAATTTAAAAACAAATAGGCGGCTTCTTTATAAGGATATAAATTACTATTTCTAAAATTTTCAACCCCTTTTGAAATTGAGTTAACAAAATATGGGGTATTTAACATTGATGTTGTTTGGTTATATAACAATTCGTTATCGTACTCAACATAATTTACTGTTCCTTCCGTTAAAAATTGTTTTTCATATTTTTTACTTCTTTCTTCATAAAAATTATATAAACTTTGTTTTGTGGTTAAATTTATTGTTGGGTCTGTAACTCCATTATTGTTAAAATATGTAAATGGTCTAACAAAATTAGAATCGCTATTATCTTTAAAGTTGGCAGTTTGGACTATTGTTGTATTATAAAAAATTGTATTATTAGTATTAAATGCTAATTTAGTGTCTCCACTAACACTAAGTGAGTTTGCTAAATTTTTATTTACCCAATCAACGTTAACATACGGATAAATGTCTGTTCTATCAAACTCATTATTTTTTGTTGAGTTTAGAAAGTTACCAACGTCTGTTGAATTTCCAAGAACAGGTTGTGATGGTGGTTCATATGAAGATAAATAGAATGGGGTTTCAGTCACACTTTTAAGATAAGAAGTATTATAAATCCCTCTTCTAAAATTTTGCCAACTTTCCCCATTACCCTCATTTGAGATGTGTTTTAATATTAATTCAAAGTTTCTTGCATTAAAATTATAGTTCTTTAAAAGTTCAATTAAAAATGGATTGTCTGTACCTAAAGAATTTTTTATATTCTCGGCTTCCATATCTATTATAACTTTATAGATACTATTTTCATTACTACCACCCCTATTTAATTTAGAATAAAAGGCGTAGGTTAAAACTCTTTCATATATTTCATATATAAATTTAACATCTTCAGTACTTGAGAATATTTCAAAAGTTATCGGATACTCAATAGAGTTTAAAGTTGTGTATGGTAAATTAACTTTTTGGTTCTGTGTTGTTATAAAATTAGTTTGAGCATTCCTTTGTGTGAACCCATAAAGGTACTCTTCCACAAATTCAACTTCGGGCCAAATATTATAATCGTTTGATCCTGTTTCTGCGGGATAGTCTCCGGGGTATTTTAATTGATAAGTTGTTTTACTCGGATTAGAATTGTCTTCCACGATAAATTGTGGCCAAGGAAAAACAGGGGAGTTAGATCTTGCAATCTTAGGTCTATCAACTGAAGTACTGTTAGATACACTATCTATTATCGCCCTTCTCCTTGTTGGGTCGTCTCTTTTGTTCCAAGCACTTTTATGGACCTCATCCAAAATTCTTAAAAACGCTTCTGAATTGGCTAACAAAACTCCGGCCATGTTTTTTATGGTCGGTTTAAACCCAAGATTTAATTCTAAAGTATCTTTAAGTGCGTTTGTTAATTCTTGTTCTATTTCAGTTTTTTTAGTTTTTAACTGTTTTTCTAAATCATTAATTTTTTCAATAAAACTTTTATCTCCCTCACTTATACCATCAAAAATAAAATAATTTTCTGTCGGTAATTGAGCCGCGATTTCTGTCTTATATTTAACAAAATTAGGATCGGTATCTCCTGTTGGTGAGGTATTATAGATAAATTGGTAGGATTGTTTATAATCTATAGGATCACTAGTTGTTAATATACTATCGTTTTTGTCATAATAAAAATCTTCTAATTTAATATTAAGTGGTATTGTCGATACTGTTGTTTTTCCCGCAATAGTATAATTTGCGGTAGCACTAGAACCAAAGGTGGGGTTATCTCCTAATTTTTTTAAATTATCGGATATTATACTTTGTAATTTATTTAAAGTCGTGGCCGTTAATCCACCTGTCACTATTTCTTTTTTAAATTTATAATTTTTTACAAAAGTAACAGTGTTATTAGAAGTGTATGAACTTAATACTAATGGAGCTTGTATGTATAAATTTTGATTATACCAAGAATCTTTGTTATAATATATTTCATTTTTAAACTCTGTTAATTGGTTAAGATATAATTCAGAATTAGTTAAAGCACTTAAAGATTCTTGATTTTGATAGTTATTTAATATGTCCGTAATAAACGTTTTAAGTTTTTCTTTAAACTCATAAACAGTATATTCAGGCATATTTTCATCCATCAATTTTTTCTTTTTATACTCTTTGTAAACCTCCCTTATCTTTTGATATCCTCTTGTTAATTTTGCACTTGATGCAACACTATTTTGGGTAGCAACATTTGGTGTTGAGGTTACAGTTGCATTTGCCTCATACATGTGAGGTAATGCTAATGTATCGGAAAGTTTAATCTCATTTAATACTGTAAATTGATATGGTTGAAATTTTAGGTCTATGTTAAAACTTCCTGATTCGGCATCAAATCTACTTTTAAAATCGGATAACTGTAATTTATATCTAATTGCCTTTCCATACCACCCTTTTAAAGTTAAGGTAAATGGTGGGTATGGAAATTGGAAAAAGACTGCATAGGGCGAATTATCCGCTAATTCAAATAATGCTCTTCCTCTAACATCAATTAGTGAAATTGACACTTCAGTTCTTAAACTTGTTTCAGTACTAACTTTAATACTTCTAATCCCTAATAAACCAGTGTCTGTTGTTTGATTTTTACCTTCACTTAAAAAAGTTTGATTTAAATAAAACTCATTTGAGTTTTTGGGGTTTTTTACCGCAGTTTGATTTGCTTGGTTAACTCCTTGTCCTTGTAAAGCCCCTTTACCTGTAATTTGATCTGTATATGAATTATCTAAAAATTTTTTATTTCCAGGGTTTAAAAAATTAATAGTTGCTATTGATAAGTTTTGTAAGTCTGTTGTGTCAGGTGTTGTCCCAATAATTAATTTTGTTCTTGGTAATACCTTACACTCTAAATTTGCATACATTACCAAATTTTCATGTTTAACTGCACGTTCTTTTACATTACCGTCGTTATCTATAATTTTATTGGGATCTATAATTATTATATTCTGGTAATCAAAGTCTACTAAAATATTTTCATTTTCAATCGCCATAATAAAAGTAATAATTTTCTATCGTATTTTTATAATCTTGTAGTGAACCAACTAAAGGGAAAGGTACACGTAAAATTGATCCGTCAGGAATATTCCATTCTTCACCCCCAAACTGAGGGTTTGCCGCTAATACCAACCAACCAAAAAATGGTGTTCCATAATATTGTTGTGATATCTTGTCAAGTCTAGATTGTCCGACTTTATAAATATAGTTCTTATCTGACGGTTTTGTATCTAATTTTACAAAAGGAACAATATTTTGTTCTCCATTAATTAAAAATTGGTTATACCTATTATAATATTGTAATCCCATATTAATTTAATTTAACTTTACCATCAAAGGTATTTTTTTTATTATCCCAATTTGTTTGACCGTATATTTGAGTGATTTGAGTTTTCTTATCTTTAGATAAACTATCATTACTATCTAATGGTTGTGTTTCATATTTTAATCTTCTATTCACATTATCCTCAAATTTAAAAGTTTTTAATTCTTTAAGAATATTGTCATTAGAATCTTGTGTCATTTTTTCTTTATCCCTACCGTAAGCCTCCTCAAAATTCACCCTTAAAGCATCATATTTTTTTGTTAGATCGGCCTTTGCTCCTGATATGGCTTCTATTTCGGGGGTTGAGACAAATTCTATAAACAATAGTTCATATTTATCTTTATTTGTAAATGTTTGTGATAATAATGTGTATAAACGTTTATCTTCGTCTTTATCTAATTCAGAAAGGGAATAGTCTGTTATTTCAAAACAATTTTCATTATCATAAAATTTTTCATTAGGTAATGGTATTATTTTTAAATCACTTTTTTCAATCGCATAATCATTTAATTTTTTGGCGACTGTTAAATAATCATCTATCATTTTCTCAAATACTGTAATATCTCCCGTTAAATTATAAATTTTTACATTACCATCTGATAATATCTTACCATCAATTCCTGTTAATGTTTGTACGTTTCCTAATTTTTTTGTTGTGACAACATTAAGTTTGTTAAAAGTCTTTATTAGGTTTTGTTCATTATCGGTTATAGTATTTATTGGTTGAGCTAAATCTCTTATAATTTCTTTTTCAACACTTTCTACATAGGCCTTTAATTTCCTTTTAGTGTCTCTAATTATATTTTCTTGACCAGATAAAGATAAAATTTCTTTAAAACAACTTATTAACGAATTTGTTTCATTATCTATATCTTCTTTTATTTTAGAACTTAGTTTATTTATTCTTTTTTCAAACTCATTTGGTTTTCCATAAAGTTTTGTATCAATTTTACTTGCGGTATTAATTATTGTATTCCCTGAAGAATAATTCCTTTCAAAAGTTACTAACTGTAACATACTATAATTAAATTGATCTACAATAGTATTATATTGGTTTGTACTAACATTAATATAATCTCTAGTTTGATCTGCCAATTGTGTGTAAATTTTTGTATAATCAATATCCCCACTTTCAGTATCCCCACTTTTAATTGTTGTTAATACCGAACCTATAGTATCTCCACCATCATTAGTTTGTTCATTATTAACTGTTGCATTTGCAATAGCCTTATCAACCAACTCCACTAAAGCGTAGTTAAGTTCAGTTTCTTCCGCCCTTTCATCATACATTTCTGTATTTGCATAAAAATTAAACGACAATGCATTTTGTAAACTTTCTATTGGTCTTGCCAATCCGTGTCCTCCAATAAATTTAAGATCCAAACTAACCTTAACAACCATTGGTTGTATACCAATACCTTCAGGGTTTATATCAAAAAATGGTGCTTCATAAGTTATAGATAAAGTTCCGGGTATTGCCTTAGTATGGTAGAAATCTCCAACTCTAATTACTAAAACAGGTGGGGCCCCAAATGTTGTATTTAACGCATCATCATATTTTGGTCTACCATCACTTCCAATAACAGGAATTGTTTGACCAGGTCTAACACATTGATTTAAAAACGTAAGTCTTGAATTTAATCCTTCAGGTGTCATTGAGTGAAATGCCGGATTGAAGAACTTTAATTTATCTTTTAGTGTTTCAAGAACCATCGGGTCACTTTCTTTCAATAATTCAAAATAATCACATTCAGTTAATAATCTTCTTATTAATTTTTTACCTATAGCCTGTTTAAGTTTATCTTGAATGTCTGTATTTGGTTGTGGTTTAACTGCTTGTGAATTAACTTGGTCAGGAGAACTTTGGTTTACATTGTTTTGGTTTGTGGGGTCAGTCGAAGTAACATCATCAACTATAGTTATTTTACTAACTATTGCCGCATTTACCGCCAAATTAGGATAACTATAAAGTATTTCTTTTTGAGTTAGGTTTATTGTAGAACTTAATGGGGCAACTATAGTTTGGTTTGTATTAAAGTCTTGTCCATTTTGTGGTTGATTAGAGTCAAAATAATTTTTTATAGTTATTTTTGATAGACCTCCGCTTGCCGATATTGTTAATTTTTTATTATCTATTTCTGATTTAAGTTTTTCAGAAAGGAAAGTTTTTGCGGATTCCGCAAATTCAATTGTTTTACCTTCAATTTTTATGTCAACAATATTTTTATTTGAGACAATACTTCTAATTCCGGAAATAAAGTCATTATTAATTGAATCGTAATTTGTTTGTACTATAGTTTTAATAAACGATTCAGTGTTAGATTTAAGGTATGTTGCGTTTGTGTTTCCTTGGATTAAACATTCAACTGGCGATAATGCGGTAATTGTATTAACATCTGAAATGTATTTTGTTACTTGTTGTTCAAAGTTAAAATTTGTAGTTTCCGGACCAAAATAAAACCCTAAACCTTCATAGTTTAAACTAAAGTTTTTTTCTTCTTCAGGAGTATTTCCTATTGTATTTGCGTTTTCGGGTGATGTATTTTCTGCCGGTATTTCATTTTGTATTTGATCTAATTCTTCAGGTGTTAGTCTTGGGTCGTTCAATAAGTTCTGATACATCTCAAGTTCCCTTAGTGGTAATGTGTTAAATTTGGCGGCCAACTCATATAGATCATATTTTGTACAACCCGCAATAAATGATTTAACAACATTATCAAACTTTTCTTTACCCAATTTTTCTAATTGTTTATTCACCAATAAATTCATTATAGATGGGTGATCAACAACTATTTTAAACCCTAATTTTCCTGTTCTTGTTGTGTTCTTATACGTATATATTGGTTCAGGTCTACCTAAGAAAGGTATCTCGTCAAAGTTTGCCGTACTACCATCACTAAACTCAACATCATATGGTGGAAACCACATAATACGACCTCCGTTAGGTCCTCTTTCACATAATGGTAATTCATCAACAGTAAACCCCGGTCTATCGGATGTTCTCCAAGCCAAGTTCTCAATTGAGATCATATACTTTTTGGCCCCCTTAGATGTTACATTTGTTGATCCAATTCCTTTTATCGGTGCAATATTTAAATTATATGTTTTGTCAAGAACTGAATATGAAAATCTTCTATTTTCAGTTGTTATACCTTCTGACTTTTGAAGATCATTAAATGTATAATATGGTGTATCTTTAGTAAAAATTCTACAGTATTCTATTCCCGCTTCTTCCCCTGTTGAATTATCAACATATGACATTACTTTAGAACCTTTAGTTATTTCTTTATACCCATCATGGAATACTTTACTAACTTGATTAATCGCATTACCTGCATGTTTTAATCTTCTTTTACCAAGTAGATTATCTGCAGAATTAACTAATCTTTGTGTGTTATCTAATATTGAACCTTGTTTTAATCCAAAGTTTGTTGATTCGTTAAATAAGTAAGAAGAGCTTATTTGATTAAAGTCCCCATCTTGGGACACTAAGTCCCCCCCTTTTTTAACTTTATATCCTGCGGCCTCTTTAAATCTTGGTGATGTCCAAACAAACCCACCATCAGGTTTTCCTCCGTTTTCAGATGCGATACTGTTAAGTCCAAATTTGGCCTCTTCCATTCCGTTACCTTCAAATTGGTTACCCATTTCATCAGGACCAAAGACAATCGCATTTGTTAATTTACCATATGAATTAACGGGCACTGCATTTACAGGTGATGTTATATATTCAGGATTATTAATGTCAGAACCTATATAATAACCTCCACTAACTGTGGCTCCAACCGCTCTTAATATTGAGTTTACGCCTGCAATTGCTACGTTTCCTAAACCTCCTATTTCATAAGATGGTCTATATAAATTTTTATTTAATAATGAATATAGTGTAGATATTTGTCCCGCTCCTGTTTGTTCTAATAATCTTTTAGATGGTTGTAAAAATCTACTTGACCCATCCGATAATAAATTAAATGATCCAGCGGCGGTATTTTGTAAAACGTTTGCAATTTGATTTCCTGTTGATGGATTTCTATTTGAGTCTTCGTCAATAAATAATGGACCAACTAATGGTGATCCAGGACTAAAGTCTCCTCTTAATCTATCTAAAAATGTTATTGTACTTGATGGTATTGTAATTCTATAATCTCTACTTCCACCAAGACCACTTCCTGCTAAAGCGGAAGGTGATGTTAAATTTGTATTTGTTTCTCTAAATAATTGTCTTTGTTCTTCGGCCGCAACGTTAGCATTAAAATTTGTCTCTAATTTTGTTGCCGATAATCTCATCAAATATGAATCACTTGATAATGAACCGTCACTACCTATAGGATTACTTTGAGTATATAATAAATAAGGATCGTATTTTGATGGTGTAAAAAATATTGGGTCAAAGTACGGTTGATGAACCTGATTTGCTAATAGAAATTCAGTAACATCAAACATCTCATTAAATCCTCCAATAGGTCCGTACTTGTTTTTACTATAGGCCGAGTCAATGAAAAATTCATTTATAATATCTAAATTTGTTTCAGATGGGTTATACTCCCCCGCATTTGTTGCGGGTATTATTGGGTCCTGTTGTAATCCAATAGTATTAACAAATCCACCATTTGGTCCGTATTTGTTTAACGTATAAAATTCATCAGCAACATTTGTTGATCCTATGTTCGGTAAATTTACATTCGAATAGTCAGATAATGTTTCCTCAAAGTTTTGTGGTCCTAACGGGGCACTAAACGCACCACTAACATTATAGGGCGGTAAGGTTCTTGAAACTAATGAATTTCTAAAATCCGAACTATTATTAAAACTTAAACTACTTTCTGGCATTATCCAATTTTATTTAATAAATAGAATTTAAGAATGTTTTTTTAATAAAAACTTGTTCCTTCGATTGATTTTGTTGCCGCCCTTACTTTATCTAAAAATTCGGGTTTAAGTATCATTGTCTCAAGAACGCCTTTTAATTCGTTTTGATTCATATTTGTTGGCACATTTTTTAAATCAATTGTCATATCCAATTTATGGTTAATATCGTTTGTCGACTTTATTTCTTTTGCCGTTGTTTCAACTTCTCTTTTGTCTATACCCATAGTCATCATAATATCCGTTAAAGATTTTTCTCTTTGTTTTTCTATTGAGGACATTCCCATAGTCTCATTTGTTAAAATGGGTTTTGTTTCTATTGTTGCCGGAGTAACGGATCCTTGCGGATTTTTAATAAGGTCCATCATCATCTTAACCTCATCTTCACTTTTTGGTCCATCTGTAGTTGATATAATAGTATCTTTATCATTTATTCTACCTATTGATCCTTCAGGTCCCATAATTAATCTATCATTACCAGGTAAACTAATAAAGTCATCTAAATTAAATGTATTGGTTAAAAACGTAGTAACACTACCTATAGCATTTGTAAAACCATCCAAAGCGGTTGTCATTCCGGCCAACATAATACCTATACTTGATTCTACTGTATTTGCAATACCCTCTAATTTAGGCGTTATTTTAGTAACCGCATCTCCAATCAATTCAATTTTTTTATCAATAATTTGTCCGGCTTCATCACTTAATTTATCAAGTTGGGTTAAGGATACGTTAGCCAACTTATCAGTGCTTTCCGCAATTTGGGCTATCATTTTTTCTCCTGTTTTAGATCCGGCGATTTGAGATGGAATTACAGTTTCTAAAGCTTTTAATGTTTGATTAAATTTAGTGTTCACATCCATTTGGGATTCCACAAGTTTTATTAAAGTTTTATCCTCACCAGGTTTTGCCTCAAATGTTTCTTTTATTTGTTTATTTTGGGACGATAAGAAATCTTGTAATTTTGTTTTTTCATAGGCATTCATGTCTTGAAGTGCCTTCGTAACTTGTTGTCCATCTTGTTCATACGTAACTTCAAATTTACCATCTTTACCTTTGGTAAGTAAGTTGGTAAGTTTCTCCATCTCTTTAGGGTCGGCAATTTGGAGTCCTGTTGTATTAATTAAATCTTGTTTATCTTGTAGTTGTGACATTGAGATACCCATTTTCGCTAACTCGTCAGCACTATAACCTGCCGCAGTTTCTATTTCTTTTAAAAAGTCCATACCGATTGCAGACATTTTACCTGTTTCGTCAACAAATTTTGATGACATTTTTGCAATCTCTTCTTGTAGTTTTGCGGGTTCATTTCTTGCCAAGAACCTAACCCTTTCAACATTCATCAGTTCAGAAGAACCTGTTGCCCCCAATCTTGATAGTGTGTTTACAAATTCTTGAGCCTTTTCAGGTTTATAAAGTAGTTCAGCCGAACTAACCGCCTTACCCATATCAACTCTTAAAACCGCAGATTTGGCTGCCATGTCGGCAAGTCCCATAACCCCGTCTTTAAAATTAAATTTAGATAATGCGGACATGTTTGTACTAACCGCATTGGCAACTGCCTTAGCATTAACACCAATAAGATTAGCACTCTCCATTATGTTTGCCATCTCAGAGTTCGCCTCATAAATTGATTTACCTAAATTTGCATAATTTTCAAATAAGACTTTTGATTCAATTCCTGTTGCCTGTGTTGTTGCAAATAATTCATCTGTTGCGTTTTTATTTAAAACTATTTGAGTTCCAAATGTTTCAAATAACGCCGATTGTTGTTTTACTATTGAGTCTACACTACCTCCTAATCTTGTAATTTCGGTAAGACCTTCTGTAAGAGTTTGTTTTAAAAGAAATGCCTGTTCCCTACCGGCCCCAATTGAGCTGGCCATTTTTGAAAACTCTTTATCGATGTTTTCAACCATCTCTTGGATTCCGGTTAAATTTTTCTTTAGAGCATCTGCAAAATCTTTTCCTGTCCCAGAATCAAAAGTAGTACCCGAAGCAAAAAACATCATCATATTCTTTTTATTTTATAAATACCTATTTTATTGTTTTGGGTTATTCATTTCAATAACCTTATCTATCATATAATTTCTTTGATATGTTGGTACTTTAAGAAAATCAGAATATGACATTCTAAGAAATTTCGCTAAAAATATATATTGATCTAATAGATATTGTTTATATGTCAAAGAAAGGCCGAAAAAAGTCAACCCCAAACGTTATCGAGGTCGATACGTTTTCTCCAGACGGGGCTATTACTTCTAAGGTTAAATCTAACCCTGGCTCATTTTGTGAAATGAATCTTTTTATATATTTTGAATCCATAATTGGCATGTTCTGAACAAACTCAATTATTTTACCTCTATCTGATTCACCATTTAATTCAACAATTTGTTCTTGTAGTGTCCATATTGTTAATGGAGCAACTCTACCTTTAGGATATTTGGTTTCCATATCAGTAATTTTAGTCTTATCTCCCAAAGTTAAAAGTCTTAATTTAACTGTCGCTCCAGTTCTTGGTAAAGTCGTTGTAAAAGTACCGTCTTCGTTTGGTGTTGTGTTTGGTTTTTTAAAATTAATCTCATCAATAATAAAAGTGTGTTGGAACATCTTTCCTGTTGCGGGATCCATTAAATTTATTGTGTACTCAGGACCGAATGACGTATTTCTTAAGAAGATTAAAATTGCTTCAATGTCTCCATCCAAAAGATCTTCAGGTTTTATTTCAGGTTCATATAATTTATTTCTTAACAAAGTTATTAATAAATTATTATTTTTTACTCCCGAACTTAAAACGTCCTCATCTGTTGCGTTTAAGTAACCAATTTTTACCCCAGATTTTTTATTTTTATAATATAAACCTCTAGACGGTAACTCAACAACATCGTGAGGTAAATTAAAATTAGTCTGTCCATATAAAATTTCATTTTCCATATACTTTTTTATTATAAAAATAATTACATTTGTTTTATAGTAAATAAAAATCCATACCGTTCAAGACAATATGGATTAAATATTTTATATGTAAAAAGATTTTTTAGTAAACAAGAATTGCTCTATCCATCTTTAAGGTCATTGAAACTTCAACAGGACCGTCAGTACCATAACCAACTGAACCAAAATCGGCACTTGTTGGGAAAGCGTTAACTAGAATCCATCTTTCAATTACAACCCCTGTAGGATCTAACATTTCTAAATCTACATTTCTTTTATATCCTGCAGCGTATCCCATACGACCAGTTACTGATTCCGCAACCAATCTTACCCATTCCATAACCGCTTGGGTTGATGAAGGTCCAATTGGGTCCAACATCTTAACAGTAATATCACCCCAACTAAATGAACCTGCAACATATGTTTCAGTGTTAAGGAATTTTATTGTATTTGGTGTTATGGTAATTTTTGGTCTTGATGCAGTTTGAACGAACCATTCATTGATACCCAAATCAGTAGGGAACCTCAATATAAATCGGTTCTGTTTTTTTGGTTCATACGGTATCGGCATTTTCATTAAAAGATCAGCCATGTTTTCAATTTTTTAATTTAAGTTTATTTTTATTTTTATTATAAATATACGGTAGAAAAAATTTTTCTATTTACTTCAAGTTTTTTTTAAAATATTCTTCTACTAGACCGGTGCTCATATAATCTTTTTTCACCTCCTTTAGTTAAATATATATTTAAATCTTTATTACCTATATCTGAAAATCTTTTCTTTACTGATTGTACATTTCTTTCATCATCATCTGAAAAACCAAATGAAGGTTTATTGAATTTAAATAGACCTCCTCCAATAGACTCTTTACCTGTGTTAACGTGATTTACAAATTGAGCCTTTTGGAATTTTTTGGACGACCTCATCATTTTATTGTAGTATTTTAATAATTCATTAAATTTGGCCTCTTCTGGGTTTGACGCAGATCCACTACCGTAAGACACGGGAGAGAATTGACATCTGTCCAAGTAATCAGTTATTAACCAACTTTCATTTTCAATTTGTTTTAATCCCGAAAGTCTCCTGTATTCCTTTAAATGTCTAACCAACTCACTTTTTTCAATACCGTACATATTATTTTCTATAATATATTTAACGGCCTTTTTAAGTGTTGCCGGTGAATGTCCTCTAGCGGTTACAATTGCAATCACAGAACCATTGTTAATAGCCTCTTTAAAGTCATTCCATACTTCCTTAGACGCTATTGGTGCTTGTTTGATATCTTCTAAAAACTTTCTATCTCCCGTAACACTAAAGTCTCTAAATGGGTCTGTATCATAACCAACTATAGTTTGTCCTTCATACTCAAAAGGATTTCCTATTAAAGTTCGATACTCAGCAAAATCCTCCGTATTCATTCCTATAACATTACCGTCCTCATCTTTAAAATAAATTTTAGTTGGCATTTTCATGAGGTTATCATCCCAATCAAAAGCGTAATATTTAGAAGCATAATTTGTTGATTTTTGATCAACCACTTCTTTTAATATTTTTTTTGCTAAAAATTTGTAATAATTCATATCATATAAATATGTCATATGTATAAAAAAAAAGAGGGAATTACCCCTCTTTTAAATTTAGATTTTTTATTTATCAAACATCTTCGAAAGAAGCTCCCGTTGGTGTTATAAAGAATGTAATATCTATGAACTCTAACGATCTTGTTGGTTTGATGTAAATTTTACCTGTCATTTGATTTCTATCTAAATCAGCAGTGTCACTTGAAACCGTTACTCTAAAGTCGTAAAGACCTCTGTCTCTTCTGATTCCGTCTAAAATAGGGTTAACCGCATTTAAGAAATCTTGTCTTACTTTTTCATCGTTTTGATCGAAAAGTAATCTAACTGAAACCGCAGATATTAATTTACGTGCTTGTAATAACAATCTTCTAACGTTGATTCTATCAAGGGCTGATTGTCTAACTTGTAAAGTTTTGTTACCCCATATTACCGTACCTACATCTGAGAAAGTTGCAATTGGGTTAATTCTTCCAAGATATAAAACATCTCTATCTTCTTGAGTCAACTTCTTACGTGCTTTAATTGAGTTAACAATACCACGAGTGTAACCCGCCGCTGCGAACCAAGGGAACGCGATGTTATCAGTTAACGCCAAGTTTCTTGTTACTTCAGCGGTTGGTGGTAAATAAATTTGAGTATTATTTACACTATCACGAGTTAATACCCAAGGGTAATAAGTGGCCGTGTAGTTAGAGTCGATTCCCGTACCGTCAAGATTATCTACTGCCTCTTGTGGGTAAATTAATCCGTCAATACCTGTTGTTGTTGGTAATAACAAATTGTAATCAGGTGTTGTTGTAATGTACAATGAATCCGCTCTATCATTCTCAACCATATCAATAGTGTCTTCAACAAGGTCACTATTATTTACATAATCAATACCAGGAGTTACGAATACGTTAATGTTAACCGCTTCAGGGTTAGCAAATGTTCTAATTCCTAACAAATATGCGTAATAATCGGTATTTGCGTATTCTCTTGTTCCATCACCAACAGTGATTTGTTTGAACGCTCCCCAACCAATTGCGTTTGGATATCTTGTTGTAGCACAAGCTCCGTTAAGGTAACCTGTTCTACCTAATTGGTATTTGTCGGCGTTTGTTCTTCTTTCTCTGTAAATGTCCCAACCGTCAAATCCACCTTGTACTAATACTGTAAATTTACGAGCGAATAATCTATAGTATGGGTTTGTCTCAACTGTAGGTTCACTACTAAAGTCTGCCGCTCCTGCGTAGAACCTAGGAGTTCCACTTGTTGCAAATACATTTGCAATTGTGATACCACTTGCGTTTTTATCCATGTGGAAACCTCTTGTTCTATATAACCAAGGAGAAGATTCAGTGGCGAAACATATGTTGGACGGGTTTCTTTTTCCTTTGTATTCAAAGAAACTAGGATCGTATCCATAATCTGCACTTGTAGAAAATCCTAAGTAAGTTTTTCTAATATTATCTCCCGAAGAAAGTCCTGCATCATCAGTTCCTGATGGAGTACCAAACGGAGGATTAAATACTAATTCACCAGGGAAATCATATTTTGTTTTAATAATAGGGAATGGAGATCTTGCTCCTGAATACTCTCTAAAATTGTATCCCTCAAAACCACAAGGTAAAGAATCAATAGGAGCATCCTCATTCATTTCTACCATTACGTATCTTGACTTTAATTCGTATTCACCGTCTAACGTACCTATTTTTTTAGCTATAAAGTTATTTTCACTTGGGTTCATAGAACAGTTAGTAAATTTCTCAACAACAACAGGGTTAGAATCTGTATCATAATAATCACGAACTAAAACCGTAAATGTTTCATTTGCAAATGAGATATCAGATATTGATACTTTAACTTCTGTATTTGCACTATTACCATCAGAAATTGTATAGAATTTAAATAGATTATAAACTTTAGAACCTCTTAATTCAGAAACAACCCATGGACTTTCAGGTGATTGATATTTTTCTAAATACCATCCAATTGATGTTGGGTCTTCACTTTGTGCTTCAGGTAAAGATATTAAATCACATTTTAAACCTCTAATATAACCTTTATTGTATGCCCATCTTAATAATGATTGGAATCTTTCCTCAACAAATAAAGGAACTACGTTTCTTGGTTTACCAAAATTACTACCTCCAAACACTTTAGAAATATATTCGGAATCTGAATTAGAGAAAGAAGTTACAAAACTAAAATTATTACCAAGGTAATTTGTTGCGTTTATTACGAATTTTGCAAAAGGATTTTTAAGTACGTCATCATATTGTCCTGTACAATCAATGTTAACATCTGTTAAACCTGTTATTTCAAATCTTGGATTAACATCATCACTATAGTCGGCAATACCTCTTGATCTTAAAGTTGCGACAACCATATCATCATACTCTGTATATGAATTACCACTATAAACATAAATCATACCCACAACGGTACCTGAATAACAATCTAAAACAGTTGTTGTAGTTGTAGTTGTTGGTACAACAGGTGTAGGGGTAACACAAGGATTTGGAGTTGGTGTTGGTATTGGTAATGTTGAAGTTGTTGTTGTAATAGGATTAATTAAAGTTAAACCTGTAACTACATTCCAAAAAGAATAACCTGTATATAAACCATTTCCTGTATTTTCAAATAACGCATAATACCAAGGATCATTAAATGGTGATGTAAAATCAGTTAATGAACTTGATGGTGATGGAACATTAAACACGTTTGTAGATGCGGTATATCCTGTTGATAACACATCATAATCATCTCCGTCAATTGTACCAAAATATGCAATAGACGTATTTTCTGAAGGTGGGTTTAATATTCTTTGGTATGTGAAGAATTGTAAATCGTTTAACAATGTTGAGGTACTACCATTAAATTGTTCATATTGATTAGTTAAAATATCTTCGATCTCATCAGGGAATAAACCAAATTCAACTGATGATGCACTGTTTGAACATCCCGTAAACGTTACTGTGAAAGGAATTGTTTTAGCCAATACACAAACAGGTTCACAAGAACCAGAAGGGGTAACTGCACTTAAACAATATGGTGTTAATGTTGCTGGATCTAAATTTGCACTTGTAATTATAGACCAAGATGGTCCTGCATCATATCCTGATAAACCTAATACTCTTGTAACAAACAATTGATTTGATTGTTGTAAGTAGGATTTAGCGATATAAGCCGCCTCATATTTTGGAATTTGTGTATTAACAAATTTTTCAGGTGTTGTACCACCAAAGTAGGATTGGAATTCGTCAAAGTTTTTTATAAAGATTGGTTCAAATGCTGGACCTTTTAAAGTTTCTCCGACAATCCCTAAAGTTGTAACACCAACACTCTGTGCCACAAAACTTAAATCTACTTCTGAAGTATAGACACCAGGTGAAACGAAAATTTTACTGTTAGTTGCCATATTTTTTTAATATTAATTTATTATAATTTATTTTTATATATAAATACCGGTGTTTTCCGCAAAAACTTTACTTATATCAAACTATTTATATCTTGGTAAGATTTTTTTCTGCCTTTTTTCTACCTATGGATAAAGAACCAAAAAAAATAAAAAATTTAAAAATTGATAAGGATGCTCACGAAATTTTAAAAAAATATTGTGACAAAAGAGGTATTAAAATGTATAGGTTTTTAGAGAATCTAATTATAGAAAAATGTAAGGAAAAGAAAGACGTTTACGGAGAATAATTATATTAACTTTTGTTGTAAAATTAAATTAGAATCCTTTGTTATATCGTCTTTAACAATATCAATTTTAATTATGTCACCTGTATTGATTTGTATCTCACTAATATTATTACCATAAAAATCACCATTAATAAAAATACTATACGAATCAACGTTATCTGTGTTAGAAACTTTCATATCCGTTGTAAAAAATATTTTATCCGTAAATGATTCAGATCCCACTTTATAGTTAAAGGTTAAATCAAGTGGTAATAAATCATTTTTCTTAGGTTTACGTTTTTTAATTGATGTGTCGGTTTCATAAACTTGCATTGTTCTTACAATTGCAGGTTCTACAACAAAATCGTTCTCATCTAAAAGAAACCCCTGTAACGTCATTGGGTATTTTTGAATATAGTATTTTCTTTTCTCCAAATCCAAAACCGACTCATCGGCAATATCTCCCATAATTATAGGAATATAGTGTCCTTTTATTTTTTGATATGCCTGTCTTGAGGCAAAGACTTGCATGACCACTTTATTAAATTCATTAATCTCCCTCATTCTGTTACATATTATTATAACAGTATAATTTATTTGTACGGGAATTGGTTGTGGTATTTTATAAACATCCATACCATGTCTTTGTCCGTCCCATGTTGGTACTTGAGCATAATGATAAAGTCTTCTATTAGGAATGTTATATTTTATTTGAGGGTCCCCAAACTTTACTTCAGGTTGTCTTACTACAGTTACAAATGGAGGTTCGGCATTTTTATCTATGTTTTGAAAATTCCAAGTTTCAGTAAACTGAGACCAATTTTGGGTTGTTATTAAAATATCAATCATAGATATTTTTTTACCGTCTATTGTTATTGAAAAGTTTTCTTTAACAAATTCTAAAAATCCTTTATCTAAATCCGCATGTAAAAGACCTTTAGGTAAAAAAGTACCATGTTCCCCAATCATATCAGCAAGTTGTTGTCTCCTTTCTAAAGGACTAACCCCAAATTCTAATGGTATGTGTTTTTTTATTTTCTTTGGTAATCCCATAATTCTTTATTATAATCCTCTAAATTCATTAGACGTTACTGGTGACGCAATTATTGTCCTATAAAAAGGTTTAAATCCTTTATATGTGTGTTTTATGTCGGAAATTACACGTCCATCATTAGCGACTGTATAATATCTCACAAAATTCTCAGTATCGTAATACCCAATATAATCACCAAAACTAATATCAATATTTAATTCTTCTAAAGTTTTTAAATAAACAGATATTGTAATATTACCTGGCTCAAACTGATCAATTTTAGTTGACCCCATAAGTTTGTTTTCAGGAGCTGCGATTCCAACATAAGCATTAAACTCAACAGGAGGTAAAAAATTAATACTGTCCGAAGTAGTTTCACCGTAAACATCATCAATTTTTGTTTTGATTCTATCAACACGATATAAAACACAAGTATAGTTCATATCTCCGTATAACCATTCTTGTCCCATAGAAATTTCAAGAGAAAAATCCTTTTCCCCAAAAAATTTACCTAACCTTGTTATTGGAATTTTATTATCCATTTAAATCTTTTATTGATAAATATCTTTTTTTTGTTTATTTTTTATAAAAAAAGTTTTGTCTAATATTAAACAAATTATTGAGCACCAAGCTTTGGACATTTTGGACACATATAGTGGGTCCAATAACCATATTTTGTATCTTAAAACAAAAAAAGAAACTAATAAAAAATTCTACCCAACGAGGTCTCAATCGGATTACATAATTAATTATGAAAATGTAAAACCAAAGGTGGCAAGGAAATGGGTCGATTTAGATACTTACTTTGCAAAAAAGTTTTCAGAAGAACGATACCTATTAAATGTTCCTGAAAAAATATATGTTGAGAAGTTATTGGTTGAGAAAGAAAAATCTTACCATATATGGGGTAAGTTTTTTGAGACCGATTCTTTATCTGAATTTTGGGTTCCTAAATCGGCGTTAATTAAAACTCACATTATTGAGGAGGTATCAATAGATTATTCAAAGTACGACCACAGACCTCCATTAACTCATCAAAAAGAGGCTATTGAAAAATTAACAGGATCAAGAAGGTTTATATTAGCGGATGATATGGGACTTGGTAAAACAACCTCGACTATTATCGCAGCATTAGAAACGGGAGCAAAAAAGATTTTAATTATTTGTCCCGCATCACTTAAGATAAATTGGGAAAGAGAAATTGCAAATTATACAGACAGGTCCGTTTATATTGCGGAAGGAAAAAAGTTTTCAACTGAATCTGATTTTGTAATTGTAAACTATGATATATTAAAAAATTTCCACGATCCAAAGGAGAAGGACAATTCTTTGTTATTTAAATCTGAATTTGAGTTGGTTATTTTAGATGAGGCACATATGGTTTCTAACGCTCAAGCACAAAGAACTAAAATTATTAATAGTTACGTTAAAACTATAAAAAGAGTTTGGTTGTTAACTGGAACCCCGATGACATCAAGACCTATGAATTACTATAACCTTTTAAATATAATTGAAAGTCCCGTCGCACAAAATTGGATGGCTTATGCTATTCGTTATTGTCAAGGATACCAATTTACTGCGGGAAAAAGAAAAGTTTGGAACGTAACGGGAGCATCCAATTTGGAGGAATTAAGGGATAGAACCTCAAAACAAATTTTAAGAAGACTAAAGGAAGAAGTGTTAGACTTACCTGATAAAATTATTACTCCTGTTTATTTAAGATTAAAATCAAAAGAATATGAAGATTTAATGGGGGAATATTATGAATGGTTTGATAAAAACTCAAATGAGTCTTCTTCATTAACTGTTCAGTTTTCTAAATTAATGAAAGTCAGAAAAGTGATCTCAAACGAAAAGGTAAAACAAACTATAGAATTTGTAGAAAACATTATTGAACAGGGAAAAAAAGTTATTATATTCACAAACTTTACCGATACTCTACAAACAATATATCAACATTTTGGTAAACAAGCGGTTTATCTTGATGGTAGTTGTAACAAAGTCCAAAGACAATTTGCGGTTGACCAATTTCAAGACAATGAAAAAATAACCGTATTTGTTGGGAACTTAAAGGCAGCAGGGGTTGGGTTAACTTTGACTTCAGCCGAGGCGGTAATAATGAATGACTTATCTTTTGTACCTGCGGAACACGCTCAAGCGGAAGATAGAGCATATAGATACGGTCAAAAAAATAATGTATTAGTCTACTACCCGTTATTTGAAAATACGATAGAAGGTGCGGTTTATGACATTTTAAATCATAAGAAAAAAATCATTAGTACTGTGATGGGAGATGAGATATCGGAAAACGTAGGGGATGTTGTGGAAGAAATTTTATCTTTAATAAACAAACATCGTTAATATTTTAAATGTATGTGATATTTATAATAAAAAATTAATTATGGATAGATATAGTACAAAAAAAATAGAGAATATCTTAAGAAGAATTTTAAGAGAAGAGGAAGAAGAAAGTGAACTAACCTCAATCTTTAAAGAAAAAGGATATTCAAATATTCCTGAAGCGTGTAAACCAAGTACAGACACCTCAACAGGAGAAATTTCATCTAATATTAAATCGTGTTTTGATGAATTTCAAAAGGCAAATCAACAAGTAATGGATATTGCAAACGCATTAAAAGGTCTTATGGACGAAAAAGGAATACAAGCAGAATCAAGAAGAAGATCTTTAAATAGAAGAAGATACTAAATAAAATAAAAAATATTTATTATTCCCCATCTTAACAGGTGGGGTTTTTTGTTTATTAAAATAATTAATATGTTATCTTATTAATAAGATGAGAATTAATAAACATTAAAAAAAAAAGAAATTATGGAAACAGTTATTTTACTATCAGTTTTATCTACTTTGGGTGTAGTTGCGGTTGTTACTTCAGTTGTGGTTATGTTTTTAAAGTTAAAAGGTAAGGTTGGTAAAGACACATTTTTTACAGAGGTTAAATCATTTCATGATTATATTGACCACATTGAAAGGGAAAGAATAAACTCTATCTCTGAATTAAACAATCATGTTGAAAGATTGTATAAAGAATTATCAACAAATTTAAATGCTTACGGTGATGAGTCACACCGCAGATTGATGGAAACCGAAAGAGTACTTCAAAATGAATTATCACTATTACAAAGGAATTTAGATTCTCGTTGTGATAAATTAGATTCAAAAATTAAAGAAAAAAAACAATAAAAAATATATTCTCATCTTATAACCCTACCATAACGGTGGGGTTTTTTATTTCTTTTGATATTTATTTTTAATGAAAGTTACTTTTAAAAACATAGGGGCAAATATAGATGATAAGAAAAACGATCTATTAAAGAAGTTTTGTAAATTTTTACAAAAAAATCACAAATTAAAAGAGGATATTACTATCCATCTTATGGGTGAAAAAATTGGCAGAATGACAACAGGTAGTCAACATAAAGAAAAGGGTATTAAGGTATTAATAAATAATAGAATGAATAGGGATATCTTAAGAACTTTGGCTCACGAATGGGTTCATTCATATCAAAGAAATGTTATTGGCAGAGATAGGGGACCAGATATTGGAGGTCAAAATGAAGATGAAGCAAATTCATTGTCAGGATCTTTAGTTAAATCTTTTGAAAAAGAAAATCCTGATTTAGATAATATAATATATGAAGGGTACGGTACAATCTATAAAAGAATTGATTTATTAAAAGAGGAAATTATTATCTACGATAAAGTTAATATAAAAAATAACTTTATTATGGAAATGAAAAAGATTGGTATCGATAAATTACCTTATTCATATTCGGCAATAAAACAATTTGTTGATCCAAAAACTATGGATATCCACTATAATAAACATTATAAAGGATATGTAAAAAAACTTAATGATGCTTTATCTAAAAAAAAATATGGTGATTTAGAGTTAGAAGATATTATTAAATCAATTGGTAAATATGATGACACCATAAGAAATAATGCCGGAGGTGCATTTAATCACGCATTATTTTGGAAAATGTTGTCTCCAAAGAAACAGGTCCCTAAAGGTGAGGTATTTGAAAAGATCAACAAACAATACGGTAACATTAAAAAAATGAAAGATGAGTTTAATGATGTTGCAAAGAAAAGGTTTGGTTCTGGTTGGGTTTGGTTATTCTTAACAAAGACAAATAGATTAAAAATTATGTCTACACCAAATCAAGATAATCCATTAATGAACGTTATAAAAGACGGTGGTTATCCACTACTTGGTCTTGATCTTTGGGAGCATTCGTATTATTTAAAATATCAAAATAAAAGGGATGAATACATTAAAAATTTTTGGAATAGTGTTAATTGGGAATTTGTTAATGAATTGTACTTAAGTAGGACAAAAAACATAAATGAGTCATTAACTGAGGATTCTATTTTATCTGAAGCTAAAGAGGTCTTCCCATTAACCTCAAAATCTTTTAGAGGTTTAATAAACGATGCTTACCCTAAATGTGATGGTTTAAAACACACAAACGGTTGTTTAGGAAAAATTGAGACAGAACAATGTAAAACTGATGAAGGGATCATTGGTGGTAAATATACTGAGCAAAATTATGGAGGTATTGGTAATTGGTCTATTATAAATAGATTTGATACGAATAGTTCCGTACATAAAGAGATTCAAAAAATTTGGTCAGAGGAAACTAATTCCGTAGAAAATTTTAGAACATGGATTACAAATAACATGGGAGAACTGGTTGGGGATGAAGGAAGATTTACTGAAAGATTGGTGAATCTAAACGTAAAAACAATAGTTGACGGTAGAGCAAATGAGAATTATGCAAAGTCAGTTTTAGTTACTTCATTTAAGTTAAATCCTGAAGAGGAAGGTCTTACTTGGAATATTATAGAGAGGTGTGCTGGGGATGTTAGGGATAGAAAATTAGGTCAAGACTTTGATGTTGTTATTGATAATGTCTCATATTACATTCAGGTAAAGCCAATTGATTATAAAAAAATTGAAAAGATTGGGTCAGAGAGGGGATACTATTATAAGGTACCTTCTTGGCATTACCATTCTAAATATACTGAAAGTAACGTTGATGTTATTTTGTATGTTGATAGACCAAAAGAAAAATTTGTTATGTTTAGAAATGATTTTGCGAGAATTCAAACGGTTGCGAACCCAACAACATTCCCTAAATTTTTTGTAATATATTACGAGAATCCTTTAAAAACAAATATGGATTTTGAGGTTATAGTCGAGCCTGATAAGGTAGAATCAAAACTTAAACTTACAAGAGACACCCAAACAGAAATTGAGTACTATAGAGAAAGGATACAATATTATAAAGATAAATTACGTGAACTTGGCGATTCTGAAAATATAACTGAAATGATCAAGTATTACAATGAAGAGTTATATCAACTTATTAATTAATATAAAGATATTTATATAAAAACAACCATTATGTCGATAATAAGTAATGAAGAAAGAGAAAGACTATATACGAGAGTACGACATGTCTTGGGAGCACCTTTAAGATCTGTTGAACTTGAGGATGAACAGTTAGACACTTTATTAGAGTTCTCTATTGAGGACTACTCTCAGTACATCCAAGATTGGTTAATTGAGAGTCAGTGGACAAGTCTTTGGGGTCTTAATGTTGAAACCCAATCATTGGCTAACGCATTTATGACAAAAAGTTTAGATTATGAAACAAGGTACACTTACGCATATTCTAAAATTGTAGGACTACAGGCAGGAGGAGATTCTGTAATGAAAAAAGATTACATCCAATTAGTTCCTAATCAACAAATATATGAAATACCTGCAGGTAGAGAAATTAATGAACTTTTATGGTTCAGTCCTGCAACCTTAAACAATACAATGTTTGATCCATGGTCTTTTGGTTCTTTAGGTGTTGGTGGTGGACTTGGAGGAGGTGGAGGTCTTGCTCAAATGGGTAATATGGCAGGTAGTTACTTTATGATGCCGGCTTTTGATATGTTATTAAGAATGCAAGAAATTAATATACAAAGAAGAATTATTGTTGGGGATTTAACATATAGGATTACCGCATTACCTGGAGGTAAAAAGGCGATTCACTTAATGAATACTCCCGGTAGTAAATTTGATTTTGGTAACTCAACATTAGCAAAAGGTAAGGTTTGGTATTGGTATTATCCAACAGATGAAAACGATAGAGACAGATGTTTAAAAGAGAATCCAGATATAATTAAAATGCCTTCTGATGTTCCCTTTGAAAGAGTAAGTTGGACCGAACTAAATAACCCGTCACAAATTTGGGTTAGAAGGTGGTTTGTGGCATCAGCGAAAGAATTATTATCAAAAGTAAGAGGTAAGTTTAGTGGTAATTTAAAGGCTCCTGATGGTGATCTTACTATGGATTATCAGTCATTGGCTACGGAAGGTAAAGATGAAAAAACTAAATTACTTGACGAATTGATTGGTACTGAAGGTAGACTCACAAGATTAAAACCGGAAAAGGTAATGGAAAGAGAAGCGTTAATTGCGGAAAACTTAAACAAGACTCTTAAATTTAGAGCCATGCCAAGACAAATTTATGTAATATGACAAATACACCACAAAGAAAAAATGTTATTAAATATCAAACGTCTATTGATCCACCAAAAGAACAAGACAAGTCGTTAATCATTTCTAAAGATAAGTACACCACAAACGATGAAACCCTCTTAATAGTAAGAGGAGTTCCAAATTCTGAGGTAACTTTAAATTCTACGGTTACAAAAAGAATTGTTGTTAAATCATTAACTTCAGTTTTAGTAAAACCTGATATGGGTATGATAGATGAAGAGTGGGATGAATTACTTTTAGAAAAAGGATCTTGCGTCCAATTCCAATTTGTTCAAGGTAATTGGTATATCTTATCTTCAGATGGTTTAAAAATATCTTAAACCAATTCTTCCCATCCAGGTTCTGCCAATTCATACATATAGTTAGGGTCAATACCAACCTTTTCCCAAAACTCTATTTCACCATCTTCCAGTTTAATTAAATGTTCTTCAATATCATCTTGGTCCTTTTCTTCAAACGGAACACCATTAATTAACTCACATTGTGTTTTTGTAAAGAACCCTCTTTCTTCAGGATTCTTAACTAATAATCCATCTCTCACTTCTTCTTTAAAAACTATTAATAAAGGTTC